CCGGCCCAGACGTAGCGAGGACCTTATTTTTGGATATCGCCCCCAGAAGCTCTGAATCAGCGTCGATTAGGTTGCTGATCTCGTTTGTCCTTGCAGAGGTGTCGTACCAAAGGTAATCTGTGTGAGTCGGGGTAGGGTTGACGTAGTCGACGGGGGCTGATACGTCACCTTGCCGGAAAACCACCGGACTCACGGTCGCGAGCGATTTTTCTTCGGTGGCAACGTCCATTCTGTTGTCAAATCGGATAAGATCGGAAATTTTCATGGGTCTGTCTATGGTTGGTTTTAGGTTTCGGGTTGATTCTCGCGGGTTTCCTCCTACGAGTAACAGAGGACGCGAGTGAAGGGGTCGCCGTCGTGGTTAACGGAGTGCTCACAAACGGACACGGGCTCACTCCTGGACTCGGCGTGCATCACCGCCTCACCCACGCTGGAAAATGTCTCAGTCGCGTTTTTAGGGTCAGGGTTGGGTCCCACGTCACCGGGCCTACCTCTCACGGTGAAAAATCCGAGTTTTTGTGGGCGCGGGTCTTTAGTCTGATTCATGGTTTTGGGTTGGTTTTGTGAATATCTGCTTCTCCGATCTCATCGAGCACGCGGAGGATCGCGTCCCTGTAGAGACCGCGTACCTCCTCCTTTCGGGTTTCTTCGTTGACGGTGGTGTGACTCACCCCCCACCGCTGGGCTAGGAGCCTGCGGCTGAAACCGCTTCGCTCGATTTTTTCCTCAAATTCAGTTCCAGTCATGGATCTATGTTTTATTACAATTTGTAATTTTCTATGAGTTTCTTAAGGTGATTTTGCCAGCGGTCACGAAAAGCGCGAAACCGCTTTTGGACTATAGGAAAATAAACAGCTTCATCATCATCAGTAAATACAGAGTTGGGATCCTTTTTCGCACGCTTACAGGTGTCCAGCATCTGTTCGAACATTCCCCGCTTCTCTGGGGGTACCTCTATAAGGTGGAATCCGTGTGTAACCCATTCGTTTGGGTTCTCTCTAAGGGTGCGGTCTGCAATACCCTTCCAGTATTTTTCCGCTTGTCGCCGGGATTCGAAGGTTGTCACCACCGCAAGCCCTCCCGACCGGCCTTGTGGGTCCGGTGTGGTCGTTCCGATGAGGGCGAAAATGCTGTTCTTTTCTTCTATATCAATCATGGGTCTGGTTGCTCCGTGTGGATGAAGAAAAGTGAGAGTGAGTCGGCCCACTGCGGGCGATGATCCCGCTGCGGCCTGTCCGAGTGGGGCGGTGATAAGTCTAGGGAGTCAATGTCTCTCCTGTCTCGGGGTCGAAAAGTCCCTCCTGCGCAAGGTATCGGCCTGCGTCTGTCCAGCTTACTACGACTTTACCCGCACCCTGAAATCCGCGGACGGCTCTGTACTGGACCTGCCCGTCAGCGCGAGATTCCCAGGATTCAATGAAGCCGAGACTTTGGGCGTGATCGAGCGCGTCAGCTACTTCTTGGTTGTCCATGGATATAAAATGTCTTTGTTAAAGGTGAGCGATTAAAGGTCGCCGCTTTCCATCTGCGCTTGAAGTTCATCAGCCGTATCGATCTCCGCGGCCACTTCGTTAACGAGGTCTATGATCGACTCCGCGTGGCGGGTCATGAGCGCGTACTGCACCGAGAAAATGCCGTGGTCGGTTGGGCCTGTGTACTCGATCCCTTCCGCCTTGAAGCAGGCCGATACGAGTTCCTTAAGTGGCTTCCACCCGCTCTCGAAGCAGATGCCGTAACGCACACCTGTATCCGGATCGCGGTACTTCTCTACGCTGATCGACACCTCCTCGACGTCCTCGCGTCTGGTCCCGCTGTGCATTTCTTGCGTAAGGCCGTGCAGGGCCTGCCACACGCCTTCGTCGCTGCTGCTCAGTCCCTCGCGCAGAAGGTCAAACGTGTCGGTCGCTTCTATGCGTGCTACTTCCTTGTGTGTCATAGGTCTAAGTATTCTTAGGTGAGTGAGATCGCTTTGGAGGGCGCTCCCCATCTCCCTCCTTATTGCGGTTGCTTACATGCGGAAGACTATCTTCCGTTCCATGAAGGGAGGGTCTTTACTCTTTCTTCATAAAGTATACCGCGCCCCGGCCCTAGTGGATCAAGCGGCTCATGGCTAGACTTGAAAAACGCCTATAATCAGCCGATTGGGGGTCGAATGAGACAAAATCTGTCAGCGCCAGTTTTATGCTGCGTTCAGGTATTAAGTGGTCATACTTTTCTTGGGCACGCTCTACTACTTCTTCAACGTCGACGATCCGGGGTGAATCCTTTCGGTTGTTCTCGTAGACTGTGATTTCCATGGTTCTGGTGGTGGAGTTAGACTGAAAATTGCGTCGTATCTTTTATATTATACAATATACGTATATCGAGGTTCCGGTGTCGGAAACCCGCCCGGCCCCGGCGGGTGAAATTCTCAGTCCTGTATGCCATTTTAACACGCCCACCAAAATCACCAAACCCAATCCTAAAATGTCCTGTAATCTCCCCCACGTCGGAATCATCGTTGGCCACCACCCCCAGTCCCCAGGTGCTCATTTTGAGATTGAAGGCGTCCGCCGCAGTGAGTTTGATATATGGTTTTCCTTCGCCCGGGAGCTTTCGAACACCTTCGACAGCACCGATATGAACACATCATTGATCCAGCGCCCCAACCCCCGACCCGACAAGGCGTTAGGTAGGGTGATTATGGATCTGGATATCGACTTCGGGTTCGAGCTACATTTCAACGCGGTCGAGAAGCCGTCTGCGACAGGAACGCTCATGATACACCGAGACGGACACGGTCCATCCATAGACCTAGCAAGCATTTTCCAGAAATCGACAACCGATCTCTTAGGGCTGAAGGATAGGGCGACCTTCGGTCGATCCGATCTCGGCATCATGCGCCACACGCCCGATGATCTGCCCCTTATACTCTGTGAGCCCGCGTTTGGCTCGAACCCTTCCGACGTCGTTACGATGCTTTCGCGACTGCCGGGCCTCATGAGGGCGTACCGCGAAGCCTCAAAAACCTTCGCGAATGACTTATAGGTAAAAGCCCCTAAAAGTTTTTCTAATCATATGGTTCTATGTTGTGAAGGGGTCCTCCCCACGTTTAAAAGTACACTTGAAGGTCTTTATCGGCGTTTTGCCAGTTTGGCTTTTCATGGTCGCAATGCTGGATTGGCTATCTGAAGGGGCCGAGATGGTCTTCCAGCAGCAAAAATCCCTAGTTTTCGGAGCGATATTCTTCTTTTTTCTCGATTTTGGGACAGCCGTTCTGTACCGGATATGGCTTAGAGGGGAAGAATCTTTTACGTCGCGCGGACTATCAACAGGAGCGCAAAAGCTCGGGTTATGGATCGTGATCGGGGCTGGATCAACAGTATGGTCGAATACCTTCCCGAATGAACCCAAAACAATACGATGGCTCGACCCGCGTTGGCTTGGGGCGAACGTCGACCTACTGGCATTTTTGTACATGTACGCGGTCGACATTATATCATCCGTTGAGAACGTAACAGGTAAAAATGTAGGCAAGACGGGGGTTGCTCAGTTTTTCAGGGCAGTGACCAGCAACCTATTTCCAACGGCAGAAGAGGTCCTTTCCGATTCAGAAAAATCCTGATTTTATATGTGGTCTGCCATTTCAGGTGTCGGCTCGGCGATAATTTCTGGATTTTCTCGACTTTTCAGCGCGGCAACGTCCAACCCAAGGGCTGCTGTGGCGGTGATCGGCGGATTTTTGATATTTTCGGCTGGTTTCTATTCAGGTCATTGGTATCGGGGAAGAAATACTCAAAAACCCGATCCGACAAAAACAGGGTATTCAGATGAGCCCTTAGAAATGGGATATTTTTCCGGCGGTACGTCGCCAGAGTCGAGCATCCTTCACCCGCCGCCGGACTCGGGTCGTATCGACACGGTGGAAGTGCGCGTTCCGGAGTACGTCAAGGCGGACACGGTTTTTAGATCCCTCCCAGACCCTTCATCGACTAGAGGGTACGCGACCCCAGATATTCGTCTCCGCACGCGTCTTCGGTCTAATCCGTACGGCTTTCTACTCCTACCGACCCCGGATGGACGTCCGTCAATCTACGTATCTGAGCGGCGAACAGAGGTGAGGGCCCTTGACCCCCGCGACGCCTCTTCAGTCCGGCTGAAATACCCACACCCTAATGACGCCTTCAGTGCTGGGCCGCTCGTTCGACTCTCTGGCACACGTACGACCCATATACGGACTGAAGGTGTACTAGGAGCGTGGATCAGATACCGGGCCCTGCGGCTCGGTGGCGGATACAGGTTCAGCGCCCCGACCCGCACAGGACCTACCTTATCACTGGAATGGTCGCCGTCTTGGCTGTAGAAGTCTCATCCGATATCGGGGTCATATTGTCCGTAATTTCTGGCTATCGTCGAAACCCCTTGAATACGGTCCCCAATGAGATCCCTTGCCCACTCGGGCGGGAATCGAAGTTCCTTTTCCTTAAGTATGAACGCAACGCCAGAAAAGGTGGGCACATCTCCATTTTGAGTATTCTCTACCTTCGATACTTTTCTCAAAAATCGTCACGAAATATAGATCCTTCTACTGGCTGTACCCAGCAAAAACCTGAAATCTGACACCATTCGGGTCTTCAGTCTCGAATGAGCGAGTACCTAATGGATTCATGTTCATAGTTCTAAGATGAGTTTGGGTTTATTTTAAACGTGGGGTGGGGGTACTAGATACGATTTTTCATCGTCGTATCGATACCCCTCCACGAGGCATTCTTATCGGCCATTTTGGTATTCAAGCGGCAACTCAGGCTCTTCCTCTACCTGCTCTAGCAGCCATTCAAGGGCCTTCGCAAGCTCCGAAACTCTCACTTCCTGGATATTCTTTTTCCATTTTCTCTTCTGAGAGTCACCCCAAAGCACCACCCAAACGGCCCGGTTTTGCTCGCGTATTTCATCCTCTACATATTCTCTCCGTCGACGGGAAAGTTGGTCCAATAGGCTTTGAATCTGCTCTAAGATCCGTTCTTTCGTTTCCTGGACGCGGACAGATACTGAGGGCTTGGCGAAATCCTTCTCGTCAAACTCAACCTCTATTTCAGGGAAGGGCTGATCGAAGAAGGCGTCCGGGATACTTACCTCCATCTGGACGCCCCTCTGACCCGAACTAAGGGAAGGTTTGCGGGCTTTTTTTGAGCTTTTCAACTCCGTCCGCCGAGAATACAAGGTAAAAATCTGTTTTCATGGTTTGGTTAGGTTGGTTAAGTTATACTGGATTGATAAGGTCAACTGATCTCGGCTCACTCATTGTCAAGAGAAGGGTGTTGATTCCGCTCCTTTCGAAGGGCACGAAGAATCTTCTTCTGTGCGCGTTCACGATCTTCAGAAATTTCCAACTGAACCTGCGGGCTTTTATCGTGGACTAAATCGTGTTCAGTCCCGGATACTTCCAGGTGCCCTAGAAGTCCATTCAGAAGCCTAAGTTCAGACTCTTGGAATTGAATTCGTTGAGCCATGGTTGAGGTAAGTTGTTTACCTTTTAGTTCGATGGATATACGTATATTGTGAAAGTGGGTTCCAGCCGGAACGGTCCGGCACTCACAATATACGTATACAACCTACTCATCTAGGCATTGCGGACAAACCATCGCTTACGAATGGGCGACCCTGTGCGAGACAACATAGAAATGCTTGAAACGGCCAAACGCCGCAAAGAAGTCCTTCAGCTTCGGCGGGAGGGTCACACGTATCGCGAGATTACTGAGAGGGTCGAGGAGAAATTTGGCCCGGACCGTCTTCCTAATGGGTGGGGGCCACGCTATGCCCACCAGGATGTGAGCCGGGAGCTAGAAAAATACCGAGACGAGCTTCGCGAGAACGTTGAAATCCTGGTCGAACTCGAAGTTCAGCGGATTGACCAGCTATTTGCGACCTACTTTCCCATGGCGACGCAAGGGGACAAAGAGGCCGCGAAGGAGTGTCGAAAGCTCATGGAGCGAAAGTCGGAGCTTCTGGGCCTGGATGAGGCCGAAGAGTACGTGATCTCCCCAGGGGATGACACCTTTTCTTTCGGCTGGGCAGATCCGGAAGATGCCCCCGAAATCTCTGACGACGAGGATGAGTCCGAAACCCAATAACGCAACCAACAACCATGCCTGAAACTGAAAATAAGCCAATCTCCCAAACGATTAGGGATCATCTATTAGAGCAAAATATGCACGTCAGGGAGCCGGACGGCCAGACCCTTGAGATGGGGTGGGAAAATGATAAAGGTGAATGGAAGCCTTTCGTTAAGATTGTTGACCATCCAGATCAGGTCGCGGTTTACAAGTATGATATTCTGCACGAGGAGTGGGCCGCCGGGGTACCGCTCGACGTCGGTGATTTGATGGTAATCTCGGAGTGGCTGCACCGGGTAAAACAGTCGATGATTTAGCTACCGCCCCCCCCCTAATCAATACCTTAAACGGAAGCTCAACCGATTATGCAAGATAAACCGACAGAATTCATCGAGTCGAACCTTTTTCTTGCGGCCATAGATGCTGATTCGGCTTTCGAGGTGAGGAAGAAGTTGCGTATCATGCGCGATGAGGGCCGCATATCGAAATCGGAAATTGGGCGGATCATCGGCGCTGCGTCTAGGCTCCATTGGGCGGGTAGTGATCTCTTGCAAAAGATCGACTCCGAATCGTGATAGAAACTGACCCTGAGGCTACCAACGATTACACATGCGATGCCTGCGGGTGTGCGCCCTGCCGGTGCCGATACTGCTTTAACTGTCGAGGTCGCGGTCAACTGGATCGGCAGACTGCGAGAAATTGGCGCGAGATTGGGGCTGTATGCGACCGATGTAATGGAACCGGCATCAACCCGAACCACAAAACCAAAGACTAAATTTAACTCAACCATGTCAATACCCAAGGAAGAGAAGCGGAAACGGGCGCGAGAATTTCTTTACGAATTTTCGGCCCGAATTGATTGGTTCGTTTTGGACACAGAAACGACCGGCCCCGACCGAGACGAGGACGAAATTGTTGAGATAGCCGTCCTGGATTCGGAAGGGAGCGAAATCATCGATTGCCTTGTGAGGCCGACATGTGAGATCTCCGATGGCGCAAAAGAGGTGCATGGGATCGGGGCTCAGAAGCTAAAGGGGTGCCCCTCGATGAAGCACCTTCATCCCAACCTTACAAGCCTACTCTGCCGGGAGACGGTTCTGATATATAATCGCTCTTTTGATGGTCCAGTGATCGAGAATTCTTTCTCGGCGCGGAGCATCAGAATAAACTCGAATGACTGGGACCTACGCTGCGTGATGGAAGCCTATGCCATGGCCGAAGGGGAGTGGAGTGATGAATACGACTCCTTTTCTTGGGTGAGTCTCGAACAGGCGTGCCGTGAGCGTGGCGTATCCTTCGAGGGCACGGACCTGCACCGCGCAGCAGGAGACGCGGAGCTTACGCGCCGTCTCGTGCGTTCATTCTCCGATGAACATGAACCTGAATCCGCCGTGCGACCATGAATCATATCACCAAAATAAAACCCGACTCGGAGCCACTTCTAGGCCGGGACGAAACGGCGTTTCGTCTCCTCGTGAGGGCATTTCGACTGGACCACTCGTTCGGGTGGTTCTGGGACATGGGATACCCGCGCCCTCCACATCCCCACGTCCGGTCCGTATCGACTCGTAGGAGGGCAAGATAGTAAGCTATGGAATGGAGGCCCGTGCCCGGATTCGAAGAATTTTATAAGGTGTCGAGAGACGGTCGGGTGTGGTCGTGCCACACGGATCAGATCCTTACTCCATACCTCAACACTTCCCGAGCCCGCGAGTGCGACCGATACTTTCGCGTGGATCTGAGGAGTGACGGAGATCGTAGGCAGGCATACGTACATCATATCGTTTTAGAGGCATGGGTCAGTGATAGACCAGAGGGAGCCCATGCCCACCACATCAACAGCGACCACCACGACAACCGACTCGAAAATCTAGAGTGGGTGAATGGGTGCGATCACATCGAACACCATAACGGTAAAACCGAAGACCAGGATAGCGTCCTAGCGCCGGAAGAGGAAGCCCCTTTCTAACAAACCGACACGATCATGTCTGACCTGGATTTTAAGATGAATGAGGACGGAGAGCTAGTAATCGGCGGCGTCGATGACGAACCACTCATACGGAAGCTACTAGTGTCTTCCAGGGACTTCGAGCGGGCGCTAATCATCGAATATCTTCAGCAAGTCGCGGACGGGCAGCCGAACAGCCTCTTTCAGACGGCTTTGGAGATGATTAAGACTGAAATTGAAAATGAGAAGCACGTACAGTTCCACATGGACCGAGACGGGATTTCATAGTAAATGCCCACGCCTTTCGTCGATCAAAATCCAGTCTACGCCCCAGCCAAAAGTACAAACAACCGATACGTCATCCCGTACGGCGGCGCGGGGTCAGGAAAATCTGTCTTTGTTGCGCAACACCTGATTGAAAAGTGTATGCGCAATCCAGACCACTTCGTTCTGCTTGTACGGAAGATGAAGACCGATATCAGGGACAGCCAATTTGCTCAGATCCGTAAGATTTTGAAGAAAACACCCCTTCATCGAAAGGCGCAGATCCGAAGGCAGGAGATGAGGATCACCTTCCAGAATGGTGCGGAGATGAAAGGTTTTGGCATGGACGACCCCGAGCGGTTGAAGTCCGTGACCGACCCGACTGTGATCTGGATCGAAGAGGCGAATCAAATAACCGAAGAAGGGTTTACCCAACTCGATTTAAGGCTCCGAGGTGACATGGGGGTAAATTTTCAGATTTGGCTCACCTTTAACCCGAACGTCAGCAAATCTCATTGGCTACGCCGGAAGTTCTTCAACGAGAAGACAGCCCTCGACCCGGGAAATACGTTCATCCTTAGAACGACCTTCAAAGACAACCTATTCGTAGGTGACGATTATGAGCGAGTTCTGGATAACCTACCTGAAGACGAACGTAAGGTCTACAAATTTGGCCTCTTGAACGACACGGCGGACCCGGACCAGACCATAAAAGACAGGTGGGTAGAGGCGGCATTCGAGCGGAAACCGGAGGATGTTAGGGGCAAGATAAAGGAAACGAAAAGCCCGGTCACGGAAGCTCTTCGGGGCGACCTGATGGGCGTGGATGTGGCACGATTTGGTGACGACCTATCATCCCTTGCCCTCCTTTCTTTTGGTATACTCACTCACCTAGAGTCGGAGAAGTGGACTCGGACGACCGCAACGACGACACGGATCCTCGAAAAAATGGGCTCATTCTCGATTCCAGGGAAAAATATTGCCGTCGACACGGTTGGGTTGGGGGCGGGTGTCGCGGATCAACTCTTCGACTCTGACGTCATCATTCGGGAGTTCAAGGCCGGGGCTTCCGCCGTTGAAGATGAAATCCACGATGATACTTTTTTCAACTTTTCCAACATTCGGTCGCAAGCGTGGTGGTGGCTTCGTACGCTCCTGAAAGATGGTTGGATCGCTTTCGACCTTGACCCTGAAAGTCATGTTGCCCAAAGAGTTAGGCAGGACCTTACATCTCCGAGGTACCGGGTAAAGGGTGATCGGGAGCTAGAAGTTGAGCCAAAACAGGGAAACTCGAAGTGGGGCCTTGCCAACAGGCTCGGAAGATCTACCGATGAGGGCGACGCCCTCGTTCAGTCTGCTTTCGTACGTAGGCTAGAGGACCCCGACCCGATTGATTATGGGCGGATATAATCTCGTTTTACTTCATCATAAAAATTATACAGTTCAATGAGTGAAGAAATTGAAGCAGAGACGGTGAAATATGTCGATGTAGAGGTTGAATGGAAGGAGACTTAAAGCGGATATAAGGCGACTGCGGATCCATTGACATTGCCTTTTCAAGCGTTCATCAATGGCGTTCACGAGGACACAGGCCCACTCTGGATGGACCAGGCAGTATCTATCACTCGTGGATGGTACAGCGACTCAGATCTACTGGTAGAGGCGGGCGTTGAACACAATATCCTTGGATTCGGGAGTTATATTTTCTACTACTTCGATGAAGAGCAGGCCCGTGAGAAGATTGAGGAGACAGTCTTTGATCGCTGGATGCAGACGGTCGGGCAAGATCTGAGTGAAGAGCACAAGCCTCTTCCTGAAAACTTGGAGGAGATATACCGCCGCTACCATTAAAACCAAAACGCCCCGCACCGACCTGTCAGCGCAGGTGAGGGCGGGGCATTTCTGGGCTCGACAACGTAAAACGGTTTCCGGGGTTGAACACTCCCAAAGCCCACTCGGTTGCTCATCCAAAGGGGTGTCGATAAATTCAGGTTCAACGGGCACGTCCTATCTATAAAAACTATTCGGTCATGATTAAGGCGTTCACAGATGCAATTACGGGTGGGTGGAAGGCTCTGAAGCAAACGATTACCCTATCCTCTTCGGACGGCTTCTTCGGAAATTTCGGGTATTACGGCACCGGCGACGCTTTTTCCGGGTGGTCCTCCCAATCGTACCGGAAAATGGTCGAAAAAGCGGCTATGAACCCTATCGCCCGCAGGAGCATCGATTTCATCGGGGATAATTTGGCTTCAATCCCGCTGAAATTAGTGGAGGTTCAGGAGGACGGCACGACGGAGGAGCAAGGTGAACACCCGGTCCTCGACCTTCTCCGTCGTCCCGGCGGCCCCGATAATCTAAGGTATACAAAAGATTGGCTTTTCAAGGGATTCACGTGGTGCTTGATGGGAGGGGGTGAATTTTGGCTGCGGGGCCTTGCTCCCGAAAACGGAATCAATGCGGGCACGCCGCGGAAACTTGAGCTTTTCGACCGATCAGAATTCGAGCGGTTCATTTTTGAGAACCGCACCCGCATGATCTCAGGGTATCGGTTTAACATGCGTCGGGCGGGCCGTACGGGTGAGGCGGTAGAGACGAGCACCGAAGAGACCCTTCACGCCTTCACTTTCAATCCGCTTCGGAAGGAGCGTGGTCTTCCGATCCTCCTTTCGGTCATGCGACAGCTAGACTTGATGGAGGACGCAGACGAGTGGAATAAAACTGTCTCGGAAAATAAGGGCCAAATCCCCGGCTTCATGATCCCGAATGGGCTTGATCCAACCGATCAGCTAACCAAGCAGCAGGTGAAATCCGCTCAGGAGCGAATGAACGATGAGATGGACGATGCCCGTACCGGGCGAGCATGGAAAGTTTTATCTGGATCCTTTTCCCCGAAGGAGCGCGGGATCACCCCTGAAGAGGCGTCATTCATCGAGTCATCGAAATTTTTCGGTCGTCTGATCGCGACCGGGCTGGGCGTTGATCCGTCACTGGTTGGAGATTCCAGTTCCCAAACCTACGACAACTACCGGACGGCGCTCTTCGTCGCTTACACGACGATGATAATTCCTCTCCTCGAATTTTGCCTTTCGGCCCTCAACCGGCATCTGGTACCAAAATTTGAGGAGGGGGGACAGCGTTTGCGTCTTACATTCGACCCGCTCGAAATCGACGCAATTGTAAACGTTCTGCTTGCTAAAATCGAGTCCCTAGTCGAGGCGACCGGCGGGCCGATTCTTGCCCCAAACGAGGCCAGGCGGCTCATAGAGTTCGACCAGTTCGATGAGTCGGCGATGGATGAGCTAATCATGAAACTCAACAAGCAACCGCATTCCTCCTTTGGTGGTGCCGATTTAGACGTTGAAATGGGTGAAGGAATTCCTGGGAAATCTGGAGATGGTCATCCTGGTAAGGATGCCGCCATTCGGCTCGTGACGGAAGGACCATCGGTAGATCCTAGGCCCAATCCGTAGATCTAGATATGTGCAAACTATGTGAGAAGGGTGGTGCGGAGCCGCCGAAACGAAGATCTGGCCTGAAAAGGAACCCGGACACCCTTTTAGCTACAGTTGGCCATCGGCGGCGTGAGGCGATCCACGCTGATAAAAGCTACGGCGTATCCGAACAGGTGCTTCGTGCGGAGTGGAAGGCGATAGATGCGCGGAAGCGCGGCTCGATGGGACCGCTTTCGACCGCGCTTCGGTCTCTGTACGAGAGTCAGATCAAGATCATTCTTAAACGAATGCGGGAAAAAGCTAACTTGAAGGCATTGGCCTACGCGGCGAAAAAGCCCGATATCACCCCACTGGTGGTATCTAACTTGATCGACTGGGACACGTGGTTTCAGCGCACCGGCGACGTCGCCCGTCCTCACCTTAGAGACGTGATCGAGAAAGGGTATCAGACCGGAAGTGAACGGATTGGAGTTACCGCCACCGACCTAACGTCCGATACTCCATTCGTGAGGCGCGTTCTTTCTGAAATTGTATCACAGACGAAGCGTACCAACGCCACATTTAAGGATATGGTTACCGAAACCGTTCAGAACGGGCTTTCTGAGGGGGAAGACATGTCTGAACTCGTTGATCGGGTTCGCCAGAAAACAACCGAGCAGACCGGGCACCGGCTTCGTCGTACGGTCCGTACCGCCGCGAACGGCGCGTTCGAGGCCGGGCAGGTCGAGGCGTATACCGACGCAGGCATTAACGAACACCGATGGCTTTCCCAGAGAGACGCGAGGGTCCGGTCCCCTACCCAGGGCGATAAATGGAACCACCGCGACGCGGACGGCCAAACCGTCACGGTTGGCATATCTTTTACAATTGAGGGTCGGGGTGGTCGTACCGAGCAGTTAAGGTTCCCTTCAGCCCCGGAAGGCTCCCCCAGCAACGTGATCCACTGTCGATGTTCGACCCGACCCGTGTCGTGAATGAGAGCGTCGCTTCTCATGTAGCCCGCCGAAATGAGAATCGTCTTTATTCGTACGGACTGTTTCTATGACCCGAAAATTTGAGAAGAGCGGTTATTCTTTGGGTGTCGGAAAATGAGAACGGTCGTTAATAACGCGGACTGTTTATTTGGCCGCTTCAAATGAGAAGCCCGTCTCTCATTTCTATCCGAAAAAATGAGAGTGTGCGTTATTAATCGTGCGTATTTATTTGGCCGTAAAATCTGAGAACAGTCACTCTCAATTTTCCCGGCAAAAATGAGAGTGGTCACTAATAAGGACGATTATTTATTTCAGTCGGAAAATTGAGAATCCGCCTTCTCATTTGAAGCACTCAAATAAATAGTGCCCCTGAATAGCGGCCAGTCTCGTTTCACCCGGTTAAGGTGAGAAGCATTCTTCTCATTTATTTCGGAACTTTGACCTTTAGATGCCCCTTTCCTACCCTAAACGTGAATCTTCATATACCTCTCCGCACCGATGCCCTACGATCTGGTTGAGGACCACCCTCAATGCGAAATTGGTGAAATCGGTCTCGTGAAGATGGAAAATCGGGAGCTTGTTGCTTGCCACCCGGATCGGGGGTCTGCAATCGAACAGATCGGAGCGATTGAGACGGGTAAGGGCCGAGACGAAATTCTCACCAGGGGGAAAGAAAGCAATATGAAAGACGGAACCGCTCATATCGTCGCTCCTCACGGCGGAGAGCTAAAAGATCTGGACGACAAGGGTAAATTCGGCGGGTGGGGCGTCCGGTTCGGGTCTCCGCAAAAACACGACCTGGAAAAAGACTTCTTTTCGAAGGATACGGATTTTTGGCTAGAAGGCGGAAAAGGCAGATCCGCCACCCTATACGCCCATGGAACGGACCCTGAGATCGGAAAGAATCGTATCGGCTCGAAGTGGGCTGAAATCACGGTGAAGGACGCCGGTGTATGGATGGAAACTCAACTCAAAAAGCGGAATGAGTACGAAGAAGCGATTCGCACGCTTGCCGAGGAGGGAAAACTGGGGCTTTCGAGCGGAACCGTGTCCCACCTTGTACAGAGACAGAAGACAAAGGAGGGTCCGGAGGGCGTGACGCACATAAAACAGTGGCCGCTTGGCCTGGACATGTCCCTTACACCGGTGCCCGCCGAGCCGAGGACTGGAATTCAGCCTCTGAAGTCCGTTTCCCTTCCGAGCGTGAAGCAAATGTTATCAAGGATTTATGATTTGAGGAGCATCCAGGAAGGGAGTTCGAGTGTGCGGGTTCTGGGGGAGTCTTTCAAAGAGGTAAAACAGCCTTCCGAGGAAGAGATCACTGAGCGCCGCCGGAAGTTTCAGGAAACGGTCAACATGTCCGCTTCCGAGATCGAAGAGTGGGCAGAAGATGACTGTTCAGACCTTGCATCTGAGAACCCAAAGCAAACTCGTGATCGGGTCATTAGGCTTCTTCGCACCGACGAAGCAGATTGGGGTGAAAAAGAGTTCGAGGACGCCGGTCGAGTGATCTCGTTTGTCAGCCGTATGAAAGGAGTTGAGCAGGGTGATCCAGTCCGGGAGGGGTGTCCATCAAGCCGTGACATTTCGCTTCGGAATTGGGGATACGACCCAGTTAGCCCGGACAAAGAATTGGGCGTTTCCCTTGAAGTATGGCGAGCATTCGCGATCCCCAACCGGAAAGCGTCTCATTCCGAGCTAGAAAGCGGCGATTACGTACGATGGTCCTCGTCCGGCGGCGTGGCATACGGTGAAGTCTTGCAGATTGGTATGGGTGAAGCGCTCGACCCCTCAACGACAGACCGGACCTTCGATACGTCGGAGGACGAACCCGGCCTTCTCATTGTCCTTGTGGGCCGGGAAGACGGTGAAATTTCTCGGCGAATGGAAGATGGGGAGGAGCAGACGGTTTTCCACCGCCCCGAGACGGTCGAGAAGGTGCCCGAGTCGGAAGTCAAGGTTTTCGCCGTACCGTCTGGGGTTCCAATCTACACGAAAAAGGGCGAAAATGGCTTTGCGAACACCGACCAGGAACGGTCCGCCTCGAAAGACCTTCAAAAACTGAACGATTTTATAAAAGAGAAGCTAAGGGACCGCAACGGTCATCAAAATCCTTCGACCAAAGGCGGTCGCGGGGTTGCGCTGGAAGATGAACTAGAATCTCTAATTCAACTTACAGAGTAGTTATGGAACGCCTACGTTCTTGGTATTGGACGTTTATCGCCCTTTTTTCTGGGGCCGTTGCGGTAGGCTCATGCGCCTATATGGGCGTTGAGCCGATGGAAGCGGCCCACACGATTTCTTCCACTGTCGAGTACGCGGGTGATGCGTTCACGGCCCATTCTGACAATGGATTAATGGCCGCTTCAGCCGGTGCGACCGGGGCCGTCAAGGAGCAAATCGAGGAGCTTAAGGGAAATCTGGAAAAAATACTCGGTGAGGATGGCCTGGAGAATGATATCAAAAGTGCCCGGGACGCCGCCCACGACGCCAAACGCAAAGTCGAGGAAATTTCCGAGCGAAACGCGGAGCTTGTCGATGAGCTAAAGAAGGTGAAGGAGGAGAAGGACGCCCTTCAGGATCAGGCCGATGAGCTTGAAGTGAAACTTAAGGAGGGATTCAGCCCCACCACCCGCGATAAAGTTGATCTCGGCGAGAAGGTCCTCGAAAATATGAAGCAAGAGGACTGGGGTGCACGTTCCGACAAAAATCAACTGAAGACGCATTTCAAGGATGTTGGAATGAAGGATATTACCAATGTCTCGGGTGGAAGCGCCACCACCTACCCCACACAGCGTGAGGAAATTATCGCAAAACCGGAGCTTCGCACTCCCACCGTCCTCGACTTTCTCACGATCTTGGAGACTGAGAAAGACGCAGTTAAGTACATCGAGCAGACGTCGGAGACGGATGCGGCTGCTTCCCAGACCGGACAAGGGGGCACACTCGGGGAGACTGATATGTCTTTCAGCCAAGAGACGGTGACAATCGAGACGATTGGCCATTACGCCATTGCGTCGGTACAGATTCTAGACGACGCTCCCCGGCTGCGCACCTTCATCAACACCCGGATGCGTCAACTTCTGGAACTGGAACTTGAAGACCAGATCCTAACCGGGGACGGCACTGGCAACAACCTGGAAGGCCTGATTCCGAACGCCACACCCTACGACTCGGGACTACACGACGTCGTGGACGGCACGGTGACCGATATTGACCGTGTTGGGGTTGGGATTCTTCAGGTACAGCGGAATAACTTTCCGCCGACCGCGATCATGCTTTCGCCATTCAACTGGTGGGCGATTGTCCTTCAGAAGGATGACGATTCGGAGTATCAGTTTGCCAACCCCCAGTCATCCACGAGCCCCCGACTTTGGGGTCTTCCTGTCGCGTCCACGAACGCGATGCCTGAGGGTGAAATGCTCGTGGGCAACTTCGAGGTTGGCGCAACCTTCTACGACCGGATGCAGTCCGCCGTCGAGATCTCGACTGAGGACGCGACGAACTTCCGTGACCTCATGGTCACGATCCGGGCGTACCTGCGCGGTGCGGTCGTGGTTGACCAGGAGGAAGCCATTGTGCACAACGCGAACATGGACGCGGCTTCTCCGTCCGGTAGTTAAGCTACTAGCCGTCATGAGTCGCTTGATTCTTGGGGTAGGAACCGGGCGTTGCGGAACGAAGTCGCTCGTTCGGCTTCTGGACGCACAGCCCGGCACCCGGGCGACCCACGAGCGATTCGGGAGCGCCATCCGGTGGAACTGCCCGGAAAATCTATGGCCTCTTCGCCTCTGGCAAGATACCGCCGAGGTGGAGGGGCCTTCTTTTTTGGCAGACGTCGCGTTCAACTGGGTGCCCCACGTCCAGACGTTTCTGGGCTGGGCGGATCGAGACCACCGGGAAGTGCGGATAGTGGCCCTGAAACGGGACCGGGAAGAGGTTGTGTCGAGCTACCTCAAGTGGAAGCGCCGCTCTGACCATTGGCGTCCCTACTGGGAGCATGATTCGGGGCCGGACGAGTGGGACCACTGTTATCCGTCTTTCCCAGCCGACACGAAGGGGGAGGCAATCGGTCGTTTCTGGGATCAGTGTTACGATATACTTGATTCGATTCAAGATGAGCGCTTGAAGATCTTCCGTACTGAGGACCTAAATTCTGAGGAGGGGGTCCGCTCGATCCTGGAGCACTGCGGATACGAGAACCCAAACGTAGAGGTAGGAATACAGATCACCGCCGCCTCGATAGAGGACGCCCGCAAATCCGACCAGTGGTAGACAACGTGATAGACGAGATTGCCCACATCATCCCGACCCACGAGCGCCCCCGGGTAGCCCAGCGCTTGGTTTCGTCGATCCTTCGGTATTATCCGAGGGCAAACGTATACGTGTGCGACGACTCCCCGAGTCCTTCGACGTATGAGGGCGCAACCGATGTGCCTGCACCCGCTCCGGATATTGGCCTTTCTGCGAAACGTAACCTGCTCGTTCAGAAGACCCGCCAACCTTACGTGATGGTGTGGGACGATGACTATATATGCACCAAAAATACCCACATACAGGTTTTTTACGATCTCCTACGGTCTTTGGATGAGGTAGGCATCGTCGGCGCGGAATGGACACTCGAAAATGGTGGGCGCGAGGTGTGGTTTACAGGAGATCTCAACCCAGATGGCACGAAACTGCGCCTTGAGCACCCAACCGAACCGCCGCAAGAGATCGAGGATGGAAGCGCTTCCATACGTTATCACAGGGTTGACGCGGTGCCGAATTGGTTTTTGGCAGATCGCCGTACACTTGAATTTTGCCCTTGGGACGAGAGCCTAAAATTGAACGAGCATATGGAGTACTTTTCTCGTCTTTCAGCGATACGGTCGGAAACTGAGTACGGACGCGAACTTCGCCGCCGGTGGCAGCGCCTTGAGCGCGGGGAGCCTTTGGCTGAAGCGGATTCACAGGATCGCGTGATGATCGAGGCCCAGGGGACGTTTCGGAACAGGAAGTACCTATCTCATATCGGTGGTATGGTCCGACGCGGGGATTGGGTGGAAGTTGATTCGGGGTATGCCGAGAATTTGATCGAGAAGGAGTTGGCCGTTCGCCTTGATCAGAAGACCGAGACAAGACCTTTTCCGCTCCCGGACCCGCCGGAGGATGTGCCGCTTGGGGTAGTCTTTACGCCGGATACGACCTGTCGCCATCACAGGCAAGAGTCTAGGGGGTCTGGGTACAACTCGAAACGCTTCCGGGCTGAAACCTTTATGCCTCTCAAGAAGGAGAAACTAGGAATTACCGAAAGGGTGTTCGTCCAGTGGTCGAACTATCCGTTCGATGAACCTGATTTTCAGGAACCAGATCCGCGAAATTTGAAACTACCAGACTCTAACCATGGCAACCAAAATCAAAGCTAATACCACCTTTCGGAACGAAAAACACCTCTCGAATGGGATCGTGAGGGAAGGACAAACCGATACCGTCGCGGATCACTACGCTGAAGAGATTTCGGATAAAGGTCTCGCGTCCATCGTTGATTCTGAAGTGGAGGGTGGAGGGTCAAGCGATCCCGAGGGCTGGTCGCGGGACTTGCCCGAAGATACGCCTAAACGCTCTGTTCTTTTGGGTGCAGAAATCCATACCATGGACGACCTTCGTGTGGCAACGGAAAACGAAGAACTTAAGCGAATCGACGGTATCGGCCCAGCCTACCAGGATCGGATCGAGTCTTTCGTCGAGGATTTTGATCACGACTCCTAATATAACGCCCACCCTTCTTAGATTTCCCCATTCTGAACACAGGATATGGCCACGGTATCCGAACAGGCAATTGCGACACTCGCGGAAGTCAAGGCGTTTTTGATTGAGCACGATGCGTCGGACGCGCTCGCAGAAGAGGTTTTCACGGATGGCGGGCAGTACGACGAAGAGGGTGTGAGCCTGATCGAGTCTTCATCGAAGCGCTTGAAGGACTACCTTCATCGAGATCTGACCGTTTCGGAGTGGACCCCCCTCTTTGCGCAAGAAGACTGGGAACTGGTAAAGCGTACCCCCGACCTGAATTACCCATATCGTCTAAAAATTTACCGAGTCCCTGACTGGCCTGTATTGAAGGTGAACGAGGACGTCAAAGTACAGGGCAAAAGGCGAATTTTCGCCCAAAGCAGAGGACTCAATAAGATTCAACTCTGGGCCGGATATCGAAGAGAAGGCCAAACGTCTGCGGATTTAGGTGTAGATTCGGAGCTTTCGGATTCGGAGATTCCTACATATCCGGAAAATCTCGTTCAGGTCGTGAAGAAAATCGCGGTTTTCGAGGCCAATCAGCAGGTGAAGGGCCTGATTGGCGTTCAGTCTGAAACTCAGATGATGGGTGAGTTTTCGACGGAAGTCCGCACCACCGAGACCGACCGCAACTACGTGAACCGCGCCCTGCAATCGGCTCAGTCCCATAGGTCGATTTAATACGATGGGAATCGATCATAATTACGGTAGCTTTGCTAAGGCTTTAGGGCGTGCACCGGAAAAATTACAGAATGATGTTCTGAGACCACTTGCCCGCGAAACGATCCCGACGCATTTTGCCCGGATTTCGACGCAGGAATATATGCAATCCGGCCCAACCACGTTCGAAGGATCGGCCCCACCCCGACCGCCGGGACTTTCTGGCCCGCTCCGGAAGTTGAGCCTTCGTTTATCGCGGGCCGTTGCAGGAGAGTTTTACCAGGGTAGCCGGGAATCCGTTACGGAGGTGTCGATTACGCCCGACGGTCTTCAGTGGACTCGAAAAATCAACGTTCCGTACGCGAGGATCCACGAGAAGGGCGGGTCGTTCAGCGTACCGGCCACCACCAGGGTCGAGTCCGCGATGTGGGCGCTCTACTACGAGACTGGACAAGATCGATACAAGGCGTTTGCCCTTGCAACCAGAACCAAAGATAGGTTCGACATAAGAATTCCGGAACGGCCATACATTAAACCTGCCCTTCAGGACCTGATACCGATCTTGGTACCTAGAGGGCAAGATCTACTTGCTGATTTCCTAGAAAACACGCTTTCATAGGATGGCGGATTTTGAGCGCGTCCCTCCCAAGGTGAAAAGATCTGAGCTTCGGGATCTTCTGGACGTCATTGCGGTGAACAACGGCGAAGATTTCATTTTCTACGAGAAGCCGATCACTCCGATGTTGGAGCTTGAAAGTCGTCTTCAACGAAACAGCATTCAGCAGAACTCGGCGGGTGAAATCCGCCATATGGAGGTATTTTTCGACGGCCCAGAATCGGATTTCGATACGCCCCTAGGGCCCGATGCGCTATTGAGGGATCAGGGGGAACAGATCGGGTCGGTCGACACCTTCCGGGTCGTCGCGTGGTATGGACTTCAGCACGACGATGAGGGGGATATCATCTCAGATTCAGATTGGTTGGATCTGTTGACGGGATACGACCCAATGGGTATATTCCCAACAATTAGAGAACAGACACACATAAGCTGTACGTATGATGGGGAGGAAAGAACCTGCCTTCTTTCGACCATCCGGAACGTGACCTTTCCACCGATCCCGAGGCCCCTCGTTGGGTCTGGTGGTGAGCACGCCCACTACGCAGAATTCAGCGTCTCTGTAACTGACATGTAATCCCATGGCCGTAATTAAAGATCTAGTCGAACGATACGAGATGACGACCGACCGACCACCGCAGTACGGTGGCGGTACCCCGACCTGGACCGAATACAAGGGATCATCCCTCCCAGAAAAGCTAACCGGCGACTCCGATGAGCCGGCAGAGGAGCCAACGATGCAGGAAGTCGACGACGGAAGGGAGACTCAGGCGTCGGTTTCGGCAGAGTTCAGTCAGACGATCATCGAGGAGGATGATTCGACCGCCATTTTTGACCTTCTCGACACCGCTTCCAGGGACAATGATACCGTCTGGATCCGCCGCACGAACGCTCAGAACGGAACCACCCCGGAAATTATCGGCGGAAAGTTAGGCCTTACTGTTGGGGTAGGGAAGGTCCGGCAAGGGAATGAGGGCCACAGGGCGTTCCAGGTCATGTACCGCGGCGTTGGAGTTGGGGCGGGTGATATCATCTCTCCTGAAGGTGGTGGGAGCTAACCGCTAATAAGTCGGGCGTTTTTTTTTCTCACTAGTCCTACCCGACCCATGGAATTTACAACCGGCCCTGGTGATCTCGGCGTTCTTTCCGCCACCGGCCAGGAAAGCGATCTTGGGGAGGAGTACGAGATCAACCCGCCGCCTCGGGTGATCCCCACAGAGGAGATCACGATGGACGTTGCGTACCGCGTTCTTTTCTGCTTGCAGGAAGATCCCGAGGACGTGCTTTTCAACGGCGCGGAGGTGACCGTCCCGGAAAATCCGCCGATCTCTCACGTCCAGGCGATGGTCTCGATCCTCCTTCAGAACGAGGAGGAGTACGAGATCCCGGAAATGCACCCGGTCGAGGTAAAAGCCCTCATAACCACTCTCACAACCTATTTTATTCACGCCTGCAACGAGAGATAGAGCGTTCGCAGGCATATCTAGAAGCGTGGAAAAATACCTTTTTCTGGTACCCATCCCCGGAGCCGGGCGATCTGACTTCCCCACGCGCAGAGCTTACCCGACTGGATCCATCGGAGTACAGGGAGATTGTGCATAGGTGGCCCCTTGGAGATTTTATCATCTGGATGGAGGAAAACCGCGTCCGCGATGTGTTCGACGAAATATCTTAACCCTAGTCCAACCTTTGCATGCCTTCCATACAGGCGACAGCCACGATTGATGATGATGGGGTGGTGCGTGGGCTACGCACGATGGGGGAGGAATTTGAAGAGGTGGCAGATCAGGCAGACAGGGCATCATCGAGGTTTGAAAAGTACGACGAATACGTCCAGGAAACCGTTTCGGTGACAGATCGGCTTTCGGACGCCCAGGAGCAAGTTGCTGAAAGCGGGAAAGAGGTGATTTCTTCTGTCGAAAGACAGGCCGACGCGATGCGGCAACTTGAAACTCGACAACAGACCCTAAACACCGCTTCATCGAAGTACAACCAGATCATTTTTTCGAGTGGTGATCTGGTCCAGGACCTTCAGTTCGGCATAAAAGGGGCTTCAAACAACATTGCCTTTATGGCCGAGCAGTTTGCAGAGGTGCAGGGATCCGGCAGGAGCTTTATGCAGGTGATTAAGGGGATCGGAAGCTCCCTCATGGGACCGGCAGGTCTCATTCTGGGCATCCAGACGCTCCTCGTTTTGGGGCCTAAGCTGAAGGAGTGGTTTACGTCCCGCACAGAAGAGGCGCAAGACTTGAACGAGGAGCTTAAGGAAGCCTCGGAATCGATGGTTTCGTTCTCGGATGAAATCGCCGGTTTTGAGGTGGAGACCTTAGAGCAGGCAAAAAATGCCCGAGAGGAGCTTGAAAAGCGCAACGAAGTTCTCAGGGATGAGATCGAGCCGCTAGAAAAAATACTGAATGTGACTACTGCCACGGGTGCCCGACAAGCCCGGCTTTCGCGTCAGGAGATGCAGCAGGCGCGTTCCGCCCGTACCCGTCTAGGTCTCGAAGAGGCGTCGAATGAGCAAATTCAGGAGATGATCGCCTCTAAGGAGCAGGAAATCAGTTCGAATGAGACCCTTATATCCAGGGTAGAGGGAATGATTGCCCAGAGAAAGGCCGAGCTACGCTTGGAAAAGGCCCTTAGTCGCACTTCGTTGGAGCGGGCGGACAGTGAAAGCGAGATCGCCGAGTCAATCGGCCAACAACTCGGAAGTCTTCACGAGATGAAGAATGAAATCATCTCCGAGTCAGGCGATCTCGACCTAGGGGCACAGTTAGAAATCCCGTTTTCGGAGTACATTAATTCACTCGGTGACGTCCGGAATCTGCTCGAAGAGGGTGCATTTGACTCGATCAAAAAGGTTGAATCTGCCCTTTCCTTCCTAAACCAAGCATTCAAGGAAGCTACTTCCGAAGAGCAAAGACAGCGTATTCGGAATCTCCGTGAGACGCTTTCAAGGATGCGTGAAGAGATGAGAAAGGGTGGTGAGGAAGCTAAGACCTTCGAATCTGTTCTTCAAGACATGGACAAGGGCCGCATTCTGGCCCAGGCGCTCACCGATCAGTTTGTGAAGCTGGGAGAGGCGATTGGAAAGGGGGAAAATGTGATGAAGTCGTTCGGAAAGGCAGCCCTAGGGGTGCTCAGTGACATAGGAACTGCGATGGGAAAGCAACTGATCGCCCAGGGGTCTGCCCTTATTGCGTCCGCGCTCATTCCGGGGCAGCAGGGGAACGCCGCCGCGGGAGCAAAGTTGATCGCGGCAGGATCGGCGTTGGTAGCGGCTTCGAAGTCTTTATCCAGTGCAACAAGTGAGGATTCTGGGGGCTCATCGGAGCGTGAGGAAAGCCGCATTGAGGGTGGCGGTGAGGCGGGGATTGAAGGACGACGGTTTGGCGGGCCCGTTTCGGGTGGTGGCCTCTATGAGACCCACGGAATGGGGCAGCGTGAGTTTTTCGTTCCTGGAACGGACGGTCAGGTGATGACGTCGAAGCAACTTCAGTCCGCCACCATGGCCGAAAATAGAAAACAAAGCGTTAACGTCACCACCGAAAATCGCCTAGAAGGTGAGATTAAGGGCCCGGACCTTTTCAGGCTCGAAACGCGGCTCCGGGAAGTGCGCGATTTTAAGGATCAGTACGCGAGGCAGTAACCCAACCATGCCGCTCGTAACCGAAGAAATACGTGGCCGGACCGGGCTCTATACGCTCCGGATCATCGACCGAGATCGGGCCCGGTCTGCCTTGCCAGTCACCCTAGTCGGGGATGTGGTTATAAAGTATGGCGAACTGGAACGGAGCCCCGTCCGTCAGATCCTGAAATCTTACGTGCAACTGTCTTTTTTAGACGATGGTTTGAAGTTGCATAAAGAGTTCGAAGGTGCTTTTAAGCGGGATCGTTACCGGGTCGAGGTTCGGGGTCCAGGAGTTGAGTGGAACGGGCTCATCCGAGAAGAGACGCGCACAATACCATTTTCTAGCCGGGTCCAGGCTGAACGAACGGTACTCAATACGTATGGCGGCTTGCTGCCCGGGCGGCTACCCCCTCCCATTATTGAAGATCCAATCCGAGGGCGCGAAGATCCTGTTTATTTGGGCGAAACGATTTCCGATCTCATGGAAAAACTTCCGATCCCCGGAGGAGGGTCTGGAATCCGAGTCCGTTCGGACGTTACCTTAACTCAACGAGACGGAACGGACCAGAACGTTGGGCAAGTCGGTCAACCCGAGCAGGACAATCCTATCAATCTCTACGAAGGTACCCGTTATGAGGCGATAAAATCATTTGCTAAAATATCCAAAGGTGTTCTATACAGATCACTTTCAGACCGAAAATGGGTATTTGATGCTTCCAGGTACGTGGGGAGCGGAGGTGACTTCAAGTCAAAAGATCCAGGTGAAGACTCTTATAGCTTCAAGGAAAGACAAAAGTTCGTAAACGACGCCGACGAGTTCATTATCGGTGATGGCGGCGAAACAGGCTTGAAAGACCTTAAACGGGCGGGGTACATCGTCGTGGAGTTTTCTAGGGACTTCAACATTGGAATTCCAGGGGCTTCGGATTTCAATTTTAGTGCTCAGGACTACGTTCACTGGGTTTACGACGAAACGAATACTTTTGAAGTGTACGCCGGTGAGGATAGAGAAAAGGACATAATCGTCGAGGTAGGGCAGGACGGAACTGAAAGAACAGTTAGGCTCTATCTTGGGGAGATAACGCCCAGGACAACCATCGGGGTTGTTTTGACTTGGGACAAGTCGGAGGTAACCGGCACTCCGAGCGTAGAGTTGATATATCGAGGGGACTCCTCCTTTTCCAAGTCCGTTTCGGACGCTTCTTCAACCGAGAAAATCAGCGGAGATGAGGTTTCAGACTTCATCGATCCCATCGTAGAGGTGACAGGCACGGAGGACAAAATGCCCATCAAGATACGTCTCATAAAAGAGGGAAAAGCGGTTGAGAGACTTAATATTAGGTCCGACGAGGAGGGGGTTGATGAGATCAAAATCGAGAAGTGGATCCCCCCTCTCGTTGCACAGCCTCAGAACAATGCCGAGGTGGAACCGCGCGACCACAAGGTCAAAGATTTGTCAATCAGCGCACGTCAACCATGGAAATTTAGGGCTCTTTTGGAACGCGAGTATCGACCATTCGGGACTAAGACGGCACGAGCTAGGCTTTTGGGTGTATATGGGCCCGAGTGGGTACACCTGATCGAGGAGCGGGACGATAGAGGATACTACGTTGCGACCGGACTGGAAATCAATTTGAATGACGGGATCACGGAAGTCTCTCTGGTCGAGGTTCCACCACATACCCTGAAATAGAACGATGCCCAATTTTTACACTCGACTTTTCTCGCGCATCATCGTTTTCCAGGCGGGAAGACGCGCGGAATACGACTATCTTAAAGAGACCGGCACGGGGAATATACTGGACATGCCCAGCAGGCACGTCCTATCCACCTCTTTCGACACGGAGAGCACCGAAAAGGTGCAAACGACCAGAGGAAACTCAGTTCCAACTTCAAGAACCCACGTCGCGCAGATCCCAGTTTTTAAGGAGGAGATTGGGCGTTTAGCAGAGCTTATGAACCGTTTGGGTTGCGACGTACAGTTTTTGGCGCTAGGGCTCCCCGAAACCAAGCATCTGCGGTGGGCCGAGCCGTCCCGAATGACCGTGGAAGATTCGGGCAGTGGGCCACTTCGTTTTGCTCCAAAGGTCATCCAGATCGAGACGTCAGTTTTTCATCCGGACATTACCGAATCTCACAGCCTGATCGACCAAATTCCCTATGAAGGCACGTCGTCCGCGGTTCTGAACGAGCGCGACATTGACAGATTTTGCTTAGAAAACGGCACAGATATAGGGTATGGGTTTCAGACTAATGATAGAGTTCTTTACCAATGGGACCCTTTCAGTTTTGGGTCGCCCCAAAAACCGACCGGATCCACCAAATACAGTGAAGAGGTTCTTTATCTTGATGCACCTGGTATTGAAGATGACGTTTTGGTAGTCGCGGATAACAACAAGGTAGGTAAAATTCAGTTATCAGACGGCGTTTACACGAATTACTTCGAAACCGGCTACCGCCATCAGGGTCTCGCAGTCATCCCGGATGGGGCGTCTCGAACGGGAAATGTGATTTTTTGGGTTCCTGGTGATGCACAACTTTTTGAGGTAGATCAGTCGGGGAGTGTTCAGCAAAAGTGGACCGTTTCGGAAATCTCGGGCGACGAGGCATATTCGATGACATACACCTCAACTGGTTCCAGTGGTCAAAGGTACATTTATGTTTTAGATGATAGTAAAACCGTAAGAAAACTTAGGCTTCAGCCCAACTCGGATTCTTACACCCAACTGAAGACTTTCGACCCGAAAAACCCCATCCACATCTCTTCGGCTGTTTCTGAGGATTATTTTACCGTCATCGAAGATACTGACGTAAATCCGCAGTACCTTTCCGATAAGGAAGTTCGCGTATCTGAAGTGCGAAGATACGGGGACTCTAACGG